ACAACCACAGCCTTGCCAACGTGCTGAGAGGGTTGGTTGAGCGAGTTTTCCTTGTTGAGAAACATGGTCAGCTTGTTTCACCTCCGAAGCCCTCTGCAGGTGTGTTTGATAAGCTCTCTTGCTTTCGGGCGAGGCTCTTGAGGGTCCTGGGTTCATGCCGTCCCTGGTCAGTGGAGCAATTCACTGGTTCATACAGGGGTGCCAAGCAGGTGCTCTATGAGAGAGTGGCAGCGGATGTCGCCAAGCATCCCATCCATCGGGGTGATGCCGAGCTACGCACATTTGTGAAGGCTGAGAAGCTCAATTTGACTTCGAAGCCCAATCCAGCACCTAGGGTTATCCAGCCACGAAACCCTAGGTATAACGTTGGGGTTGGCCCCTACATCAAAGCACACGAGCACAATGTCTACCGTGCCATCGCTGATGTCTGGGGCGGGCCTACCGTCATGAAGGGATACAACGGGCGCCAGGTTGCCAAGGAGATGAGGAAGATGTGGGACAGCATCCCTAGTCCATGTGCGATTGGCCTTGACGCAAGCAGGTTCGACCAGCATGTGTCAGTGCCAGCCCTTGAGTGGGAGCACAGTGTGTACAATGGCATGTTTCGGTGCCCGCGCCTCAGAACTTTGCTAGCCTGGCAACTCAGCAACAAAGGCCTGGCTTACACCCCTGAGGGTAGGGTCAAGTACAAAGTTGCTGGGTGCCGCATGAGTGGGGACATGAACACCGCACTGGGCAATTGTTTGCTCATGTGCGCGATGGTTTGGGAGTTGTGCCGGTCCCTTGGCATTACTGCCAGGCTGGCCAACAATGGTGATGATTGCACCTTAATCGTGCCAAAACAGCATGAGAAGGTGGTGCGCAACGCCATCCCAGGCTGGTTCAGGGAATTTGGGTTCACCATGAAGGTGGAGGACACAGTGTATGAGTTTGAGCAGATTGAGTTCTGCCAAATGCACCCTGTCCGCACAGCCTACGGGTGGACAATGTCCCGAAATCCCCTCACGTGCTTGGACAAGGACACTCTCTGTCTGCACCCAGCCAGCAACCCATACCATGTGTGGGCTGCTGGTATTGGGACAGCTGGGTTGGCCCTATCCAGTGGCGTCCCGGTCCTCCAGGCCTTTTACACCAGGCTTAAAACCCTGGCTGGCCAGGAAGGAGTCCTTGCTGATGGCAGCGGCATGGCCTATTTGGCACGTGACCTGCCCAGCGAGTTGTGCCCCATCACTGATGCTGCCCGAGTGTCCTTTTATAAGGCATTTGGGGTCATGCCTTGGGTGCAGCGACTGCTAGAGGATGAGTTGATGAAGGAGCAGTGCTGCTTGGCAGTGGGCCTGAATACTGCTAGCCACAGTGTTCACAACCGCCGACTTACGTTGAGCAACCAGTACAGTTAAAAACCATGGGCAAGACCAAGTCCAGTAAGCGCAAGGGCCAAAATAAGCCACTTATGAGCCCTCAGGCTCTACAGTGGAATGTTTCAGTCGCAAGAAGTGCCACCCCTAGGGTCATGGCTGCAACTAATGGTAACATTCGCGTTAGGCACACGGAGCAGATGTCATCTGTGACCAATGCTGCGGTGTTGGGTTGGCAGACTAGGTCATATGGCCTGAATCCCACGGATGCAACATATTTTCCATGGTTGAAGGCAATTGCCAATAATTATGTGAAGTATCGATGGCATTCGTTGCAGGTACGTTTCGTTAGCACCTCGCCCACAACTACCCAAGGCGAAGTCCGGTTTGGTGCACTCTACGATCATCAAGAGTACATCAATTGGAACTTGATTGCCTCAGAGGCAGCTAGGTCTGCCGCCATTGTGGCAATGAACTCTAGCATTGTGGCTCCAGCTTATGGGACCACTTTGCCCGGCGGTGCTGGCATTGCCTGGGACTGCAAGCAGATCCATTCTCGGGTTCCGTGGCTTCTCACCACTGGTAACGACCTTTTGCTTGATGAGGCCACCGACAACCAGCGTGTTGGAGCTTTCTTTGCCAACATGAACTTCTTTCCATTTGCAAACTCTGCATTCGGGTATTTTGTTGTGGAATATGATGTTGAGTTCACACAAGTCACGTATGGTGGAGTAGCAGGTAGCCCAACGCTCATGTTGGCAGAGTGTGAGTTGACACCGTGGCAGGTGATAATTAATAAGAAGAGGAAGGAACGGGGTCTCCCAGAGCTTGATTGCGATGGGTTTCCTGTTAAGCCTAAGCCTCCTCCAGCTGGGGGCGCGGAAGTAGATCAGGACGATAGCAATTTGGCCCAAAACGCAAACTAGGACTGGCACGGCCCTCATGGTTTGTGCTGGATTGGCATTGGCAGTCTGTGTGGATGCAAGATGGCTGTGACTGGGGATGGGGGATGCTGGCTGCATGTTGGCCCCAC